CCTTCCAAATCACCACGTCATCGACCTGAAGAGTCAGAACGGGGTCTGCGTGAAGCGTAAACCATGTCCAAGCGCGCTCGCCCTCGGGTCGAAGCGCAAGCTGGCGGCCGGTGAACGGTTGGATGATCCCCTGGAAGTTGATCGGATTGCCTGTTTCGACGACTTGGAAACCAGAAACGGTTTTACTGACCGGAGTGAAGGTCATCGGCTGGAAATAGTCCTGCATTGCCCCGCTGACATCAGGAACTGTCCCGGCTTTCGAAAAAATCGGATGATCGGCGGCGTTCGCGATCACCGTCACGGCTTCACCTCCGAGGTAATCGAATTTCTGAGCTGCTGGGTTTCAACCAGGATCTCCTGATTCATCTTCCGAGCCAGGGTCGCGGGCTTAAGCGCGAACCATTTCCCGTATCCTCCGGTCGCAAACGCCTCGAGCACCACGGCTTCGGCGTCAATCGCGATCTCCTTCATCCACGGGATTACCGAACCCTGCTTGAGGACCTCGTTCGTGGTGTCCTCGGTGATGAGCCCCGAGCTTTCGATTTTCTTGTCGAGCCGCTCTGCGATCGGAACGAAGAGAAATGATCTCTTCGGAACGGTCGAAGTACCGAATTCGTGAGCGGCGCCGATCGTGGCGTTGTCTAAGGCACCATTCCCGTGATCTTTTCCGTTCCGGAGTGCGTGATCGCCCAGGATACCAACACGAGCGACTGGAGGGCGAGCGTTGAGCGCCTTCAGAAGCTGGTCGAGTCCTGTGATTTCGACGGTCACGGCATCGCTCAAGGTTTCGTTCTCCCGTATACGCTGAACATCTGGCCGCAGAGTCTCGGCAGAATCAGCTGAAGGTAAAGGCCGCCGTACTGGGTTTTGGTCAGCATCATGAGCTCCGGGTTATCGATGATCCGTTGGGGGATCTGAAAACCCTCCGATACCGCGCCAACCGATTTATTATTCTGCGCCCAATTCCATTGCCCATTCAGCCCCTGGGACGAGTTCCTGAGACTCAAGACGAGGAAATGCGCCGCATAGAGCAGATACCCCATCGTGAAATCGATCTGGCTGTCCCAAAGGTCCTGGTTCATCGAGAGATCGACCAGGTTGTAAGCGTTCAAGATATCCTGATCTAAAACACTGACAGACGGGTCGGTCCCATAAGGGAAATCCCGAAAAAACTGTGCCTTAAAATTTGCGATCGTCGGCGCAGTGTAAGCCATTTCGGAGCCCTTTTTAAAAAGAACCCGGGGAGTTCATAACGCTCCCCGGGATGAGATCATCAATACCCGGCGTAATACATTTCAAGCGGGCGATAGGCTAAGACGCCCGTGAACTGACCGTAGCCTGCGTTCTGGAACTGGAAGTTATCCAAGCTGTTGGCCAGGCTGTTGGTATAGTCGAGCGGGACATCCATCCGAACCGAAGTCTCGTCGTACTTGAGGAACGTATAGAGACCGGTCGCCGCACCCGTGGGAAGCGCTCCGCCCGCGTTCGATGCGCTGGCATAAGCTAAGGGCAAGATCTTGAAACCCTTGTTCCGGGTGATGACCTGGAAGCCCTCTTCCAAGAGCTGCAGGATCGACTTGATCGGAAAATCCGGGGAGCTCTGCGCGGCCAGACCGTTGTAATCATCTTCCGGAATGATGAAATGGGTCGGAAACGCGGTGTATGCGCAATTCACGCGGTAAGCCTTGATCGCATTCTGCTGGAAGGTAGAAAGCTCGGTGCTGCTCATCGAACTGAGCTTCTTCGTGATGAGAGACGCGTCAAAATAAACGCCCGGCTGATTGAGAAGACCCAAGCAGGATCCGCCCACGCCGTTCTGACCGCGGGCGCCCAAGAACGCGACACGCTGGATGCCGAGGTCCCAGTTTTCCTTCCGGGCGCTCTCTTTCGCGGACACCAGATCCCAGTTGCCGGACTTTGCGGCGAGCTCGAGGTCGAAGATGTTCCAGCCAATCCCCTTGGCCCAGTTGTTGACCTTGATGTTGAGCGCATCCACTGCGGCATCAGAAGTCGAGAGCCTCGCGCCATTCGATCCGGTGTTGACGATGCCGCTCTCAAACTCATCGGACGCACCGAACGAGCGGTAGGTCGTCAGGTTCGAGGACCAGGTTCCTTCGCCGACTTTAACGGGAAGGTAATCCGCCGGAGCGACCTCGAAGAACTTCTGCTCGGAGATCTTTTTCACGATCGTGGTGAGCGTCGTGATGTTGACCTCGTAACCGAGAGAGTTTCCGAAACGGGCATTCACCTCACGCTGCCAATAATCGGCAACGGCTTTCTCTTTATGGTTCAGAACGATCGGTTTTCCTACCGAGTTCAGGATGACGGGTTGTTTCAGTCTTTTGAGTCCCATGATTTAAATTTCCTTTCCTAGTCCTTAGGATTAAGCCGTTGCGTAAGCGATGTTCGGGAAGAGCATCACGCGGATCAGTCCCGCCGATGCGGCGCCGTCAAAAGCCTGGCCCACAAACGTCGCGGTATTTCCCGTCGCCTGCACGCCGCCAACATAGGTCGGATCCACGCAGACCTCGGCACCTTGGGTGATCGCGCCCGTGGCCCAGCACCAAATGCAGGAGCCCCATTGTGCTACTTCGAGGTTCTGGCCGGCGACGTACTGAATGTCTTTGATGTTGAACGTGCAGAATCCCCAGACCGGATCGTTTTTCGCGGAAATCGGAGCAACTTTCGGGATTCCGCCCGTGGTGTTCGTGACGAGCTTCACGGCTTGCCCGGGCAAGATCGCGGTGGTCACGCTCGCGTCAACTTGCGCAGCAACGATGTTCGTGGGTCCGACCCGCATATCCACCAAGCCCACCAGCTGGGTCTGTGCAAATTGGTTGGGGTTCTGGGACGGTTCGGTCAAAACCGTGAGCTGGGCCGAGTCATCGGTTGCGTTACCCGCGCCGGTGTCAGTCGCCACAACCACATAGTAATAGCTCGTGTTCGGCAGAAGCCCGGAATCAGAAAGCGTGAGCGCCGTCTGACCGGTCAAGATGTTGCCCGCGCCCGGGGAAAACCCGGTCGTGGTCGAACGATACCATTGGTAGATATACGGACCCGTTCCGCCCGAAGCAGCGGCGCTCGAGAGCTGGGCCGTGGATTGTGCGATCAGGACTTTAGAGAGTGCGCCTGCAGTAACCGACATTTTTTATTCCTCCGTTAAATTTTCAATCTACAAACGACGATTTGTCGCTTGCGGTTAATTTCAAGATCCGTAGCGGGCCTTGCCGCGAGCTACTTGGTCTGCGGAGACCTCCACCACGGCCACTTCTTCGTCACGATCGCGAAGGTGGGCGTTGGCGATCCGCTTATTTTTCTCGCGAATTGCAGCCATTTCGGCGTCCGTTTTCTTGGCGTTCTTTTTCTTTTCTTTGGGCTCTTCGGACTCCTCGTCCTCGTTCATGTGCTTGTCGCCGCCGCGGTCGCCCACGTCCTTTTCGCCCTCTTCGACGGTGCCCTTTTCGTCCTCGTCGTTTTCCATGGGCTCATCCTCGATATCGACACCGGGTTCGCCTTCGCCGCCGTTCTCTTTCGGCTTCTTCATCTCTTCCATCTCGTTGCACATCTCCATGTGCTTTTTGACGAGATCGTTGACGGACATTTCGTCCTCGCCGACTTTGACGAAGTGATCGCCGTTGGCGTAGCCGTTCATGTTCAACACGGCGTCGTACTGGGTGACGACTTCGCTCAGGAGCATCTCTTTCTTGCTCTTCGGGAGTTCGACCATGAGCCCGTCGATCTTGAATTCGTTTTCAACCTTCTGACGCTTAAAAATGTTCAAACCCATTTTCGATTTCTCCTTCGTTTTCTCTTTCGAGTTGGCGAGCCGTTTGAGCTCGACGACTTTCTCGTCGTTGTAACTTTTGAATTGATCCGGGGTCAGGACGACCGACTCCTCATAGCGAGGGTTCGAGACGATGGCCAAATGCTCATACTCAGCCGACAACACCTCTTTCGCATAAGAGACGCCGTTCCATTGTCCACCTTGTCCGAAGCTTTTCGGGATATATGCGTTCGAGAGCCGGTAGCCGCTTTGAATCGCGCGATCACCTTGTTCGCTCACGATGAGGAACTTGACCCAGTGTTTTCCGTCGGCCTGGTTGAAGAACGATTCGATCACATACCCATCGGCTTCGCGGTCAACCAGCTCCCCGGGCTGTGTTTCCACTTCATCGACATGCTCGACGTAAATCGGCCTGCCAGCGAAGGTCGGGTCCATGGACCGGATCGTGTCCTCGTTCAAAAAGATGCGATACGGCTGCACTCCGGGTTCCGCGTATTCCGCGACGCCCGGATAAAAGTGCATGCCGTAATAGATCTTGCCCTTGGAGTTTTTCATCAAGGCAGGAAGCTCACAGTGAAGTTTCCCTGGGTGGAGTCCGCTCCAATCGCCTCGACGGCAAGGCGCGTCCCGACAAGAATGATATTCAGTCCGATCGGGACGATCAGGGTTTCTCCCGTTCCCACGGCGACATAGTCGATCTCATCTCCGTCCGCGCCATAGGCGAGCCGGATATCGGTGTCTGTGGAGTTGGCGATGACCATTTTGGAAATAGGGATAGGTAGGGCGCTCACGAGCTCTACGTAAGCACTAGTGGTGATCGGGGTTGATCCCGCAATTGTGACGACGTTGGTGTGGTTGGCGGCCATCGCGTTCCTCGGGTGAACCAATACTGAGCGTTCTTTTTTAGGATGGAAGAGAAACGGAAATCAGACAATCCTGATAATTTGCCGGATATCCGCAGAAACTGCGTTATTTCCGAAGAAATTACCGCTTTTTCATGACGACGGGCACGGCATAGCAGCGGCAATTATAGTCTTGGCCGGGATTTTTGTACTGACCGTCCTCGGCAAGGAGGGGCGGATCGTCCCATCGAAAGAGCTCGCCGCGCTTGGACCTGTCGCCCAGCGCCTTGTGCGTGGGTCGCACGGGATGGTTCGAGGATCCCGCAACGCAAACCCACTTGTAATAATCCACGCCCGCGTCCTCGTAGCGGATCTGTTTCAGCTTCGTCGTCATCAGCATCGTTTCTTGACGCGCCAGGAACTTCGCTTTGCGTTGGGTCACGCCGAAACTATCCTGAATCGTTTTCACGACCGACTCGTATCGATTCCCCTTCATGGCGTGTTCGGAGATTTTCTCACGAAGCTCTAAGATCTCCTTCTTCGTGAAATCCTGAACGAAGAGCTGCATGTTCTTTGACCACTCGGCCGAGATTCGTTTTTTGGATTCCTCGCTCAGCTTCGGGGCAAGCGTAATTCCTTGGATGGAGCTTCGAAACTCTGAATCCACTTTCCCGATAACGCTATCGAAATTCTTACGCACCATCAGCCCGCTTGCGATCTCGCTCGGATCCATCTCCGAAAGCTGACGACTCGCCTGCGATACACGCCTTTTGAATCGGCTTTCGCCTAGTGCGACCGCGGACTTGATATCGGTTGGGATCGATCGATCGGAGATCCGCCACGCTTGGCGCTTTCGATCCCAGGTTGCGCCTATCTGCTTGAGGCCTCGGGATATGGATGCGTTAAAAGACCCAGAAAAGGCGCCATCCCCGTATACGATTCGTCCCAGCCGGATCGCGTCCAGGAGTTCATCCTTGTCGTTTCGGACAGTCTGTTTCGGCATCCGAAGCGACTGAAGAATCGGGAGATAAATTTCACGCCGCAGAAGATCGATGATCTCGCGCTCGATCGCCTCATAATCCACCGTGGTTTCTTTAATGGGTTTGAGCTCGATAAATTTCATGCATCTTCCCCAGGCAGTTTTGACAGACTCGAAGGCCATCTCCTTCGGACTCCACCTCGATCTTCGTCCCAGGCTTTCCGTTGATCCATGCGACCTCGCAATCCGAGTCCGGGCAAGCTCGGTAGCCTTGATACCAGTCTGCGGAGCATCCCCCTTGTTCGCTCATCATTGGAACGGTGTCGCAGGATAAACGGTGAGCAGATTCATCCCCCGGTAATACTGAGGTGCGCCTCCGATCGTAATCTCGGTTAAGATTTCCTTGTGTGGACCTAACCCACAGTTTCCCGTGTCGGTCGTCGAGAGCGAAAGCGTGAACTCGCCGAGCGCCGCGTCCGTGATCGCGTGCTGCCCATCGGGGAACGTTACCGGACCCACGCCGTTGGGCCCTTGGATTTGAGTGCTGAACGTCGCGCCCGTGATATCGACCGGCGTTCCCTCGTCGTCGATCGCAATGAGCGCCAGCGTGGTTTGATCGCCCTGGCTGAACGTGAATGGGTTAAGCGCTTTTAGAAGCATCTTTCTTCCTTTCGCACTTAGCTTTGCTCGCAAGATCCTCAACCAACAGGGACAATTCTTCGGTATTTCCGGCGACCCAGCTTTTAGAAGGCATCCCGTTTTGGTTAAACATATCGTCTGACACGATGTATCCGTTCTCCACTTCAAACACTCTCAAAAGAAGCATCTTACTCATCCTTCAATCCAAGCCTTTCCTCGTTTTCCTTCGTGATAAACACCAAATCCGACTTCTCCATCTGCTCGCGGTACTGTTTAGCGAGACCTTCGGGAATGGCGCGAGGGAGTTTGTCCCGACAGCACCGTTTGAACTTGCGTCCGCTCCGGCAGGGACACGGGAGATTGGGCGATAGCTTCAGGAGCGGGTTCCAAACGCATCCGGGCATCGGCGCCAGGCAGTAATGCTTTCCGCTGGGCCTCTCGCTCCTCAGGGGAGTCGTTGATGCTGGGCCTTGGGATTCCGCGCTGCCGGTTGAGGAAGTCTCGGTTTCGTTCGGCCTGTTCGGCGTCAAGCTTGGCTCGCTCTTTGTCGTCATACTCATACCTCTCCAGTTTATTGTCGAGCGTCCGGATTGCAATCCCGAGCGCGTTTGCCGTCGCCGTTTTATTGAACCGAAAAAATCGGTAGGCCTTCAAAATCACCTGGCGCTCGATCGCATCTAATGTGACCCCTGGTGACCATTGGATCGGGCTGTTTAAATCATTCATTTCTTCCTCCAAACTCTCAATGCGTTTTCCTTCTTCCCGGTGCGCGAGCTGAGCTCGACCGTGGGCTCCGGCGTTCTTGAGTCCTCCCGGTCCGCGCCCGGATCTGCTGTATCGGTGTCGTCCTTCGGGTTGTGCGTGCCCTCTTCGACGATGTCCGCGGCTTCCGGGTCGTTCATGTCCAGCGCGTCTTGGCTTGTGTCGAGCTTCACGTCAAAGAGATTCCCCTTGTTGCAGGCGTCCCGGTATTCTTGGTTACTGATCCGGCCCGAGTCGGCCGCGGCTTGCAGGCGCGTGAACTTCTGCGTTTTGACAGTCTCCTCATCGACGGCCGAGAGAACGCGGAGGGGTTTGAATTCGAGCTCGAGATCATCAGGGATATACCCAAAAAGCTTTTGGCAACGGATTTCAACCAACCGAAGGGCGTCGAACTTGAGCTTATTTCTCACCTGGGACTCGATCATGGAGTTGTAGTTCTCCATATCGTTCTGGTCCGCGTTCCCGAGCGAGCTTGAGCTATCGCTGGATCCGAAGAGCTTTGAAACGGGGAAGCCCAATTCCGCAGCAAGCTGCCGGCGGTTCTGGAGCTGGACCTCCGAGAGCCCGGCAAACGAAAGCTGCTTTTGCTCCCAATCGTCCTCGCTATCCATGACAACGGCATGCTGGAAATTCTTCTGCATGTTCATCTTCATGGCCGTTTCGCGAACCTTGTTCTGCGCACCCGGCTGGAGTAGTGTGTTCACGAGATTTTTGATTTTGTAGTAATCGACCTTGAACTCGTCCAAGACCTCGAACGTCAAGTCCGAGGCCTTGAGGTATTGATTGAGCGCCCGAACAATGCCCTCGACGACCGAGAATCCCCAGCCGCGGAGCCGCGGGCGAACGAAGCTCGGAGCGTCTAGGCCCTTAAGCCGCATGACGCGCGACTTGTGAATTTTCTCCGCATAGTAATCGTAGAACTCAAACTCCTCCGTTTGGATCTCCGGATCATACCCTTCGGTATTCTGCTTGTCCCAAAACAGCTCCCACATATCGACCGCGCGGAATTGGAGATCCGTATCCGGTCCGATCGAATCGAGATCAAGCGGTTCCGCCGGGTCCTGATCGCCGACCAGGATGATGATGCCACCCCCACCGAAGAGACGCGTCCACTTGGCGCCCTTGCCTAACGTGCCGAGGTCATCGTCGCGCTCCATACTGTTTTGGAGATCTTTGATCTGGTTTTCGTCGAGCTGTTTGGACTTGATCGTGATTCCGCCGCGGAGCCCGTCATCCACGGGGAGATCCACTACACGTTGGATCAGCCCGATCTCGCAATAAAGCTGCGAGAGGACCTGTCGGAAGTTTGAAATGAAGTACCAGCGCAGGTTATCAAAGATCGTCGTCGTATCTGAAAGCTGTTCATACGATCCTTGTCCTTGCGGGGTGCCGGGAAGTCCGAATGGGCTGAATCCTGCGTAGTTCGGTCCGCATCCGAATCCGTTTTCAACGGAGGCAAGCGAGTTCTTTGAAACGTCCGCCTCGACTTGCGGGACAATCGCCGAGCTCTTCGCCGTGGATTTCGATTTACGTTTTACCTTTGCCATATCCCCTCACAACACATCGGCAAGCGAACGCCCGCCTGCCAGTTCATTGAACGCACCCGAGAACACGTCCACGATATCGTCGTGCCCAATGCCCTCTTCCCCGAAATTCTCAATCTCCGTGAAAAACTCTTCGTTCCACGGCGCGCGCTTCACCATGACGTTCCCTACCTCGGATTGCGCCGATACCGGCTTTGCGCGCGTCAATTTGTCGCTGGTAGGTTTCCTAATTCTTACATCATAGCCGGCCAGCATCCGCACGAAGTTTTCCGCATCCGCCACACCCGCACTCCCGGGGTCCTGCTCCCCGACCACGGGGACAGACACCGAATCATGGCTTGCGGTATTTAAGATCAGCCGCTCAACCTGGGCCGGACTGTCTCGCATGGATTTGAGATCCACCACACAGACCCGGTTGTTCGGGTATTTGTACATGAGAAGCCCACGCGTCCAATCCGGGTCGGGATTCTTTTCATGGGGCTTCGTCGCCGCCCGATCCCAGTAGCGCACGGATTGGATCCATCCCGCTGGGACCGCATCCACGATCTCAAACCACTCGCGGCGGAACATGGTGCCGGCCGATGCGCGGATATTCCAATTCCCATCCAAAAGACGTCCGCGATCAACTCGATTCAAGGCGAGAAGATTGCCCAGATAGGCTGGGTCTTTTTTCATCAGAATCTTGTTGTCCTGAAGTTTAGAAGGAATAAAGGTGATGCTTTTGGGCTGGATTTCCTCGCCATGGCCATAGGCGTGATAAATTTCTTCAGGCGAGTCGGCCCAGACCATCTCATCATTGCGACGGATGAAGTACCGAAGCACTCCAGAGCGTTCTCGAATGGGAAAGCCGTCCTCACCGATCCACCAGTCAATCCATCGGCGAACAAATGAATCAGGGTCCGGGTTAGTAGTCGCTCGAATCCTCGGCTTCACCCCCGATGTTGAACGATTGCGGCTCAGCATGTAGGTGACCTGGGCTTCGGTGAAATGCGTGAGCTCATCAAAGCCGATCCACGGGATCTGAGCCCCTTGATAATTGAGGACATCCTTGTCGTGCTCGAGATGAGAAAACCCGAGGGCCATCCCACCAGGAAACTTCCACTCAAGCAACGCTTCTCTAGGCCGAGCTCCCAGGAGCGGGTAAATGGTCATGCTCTCGTCCCAGAGTCCACCCTCGTTTCGGACTTGAACACTGGTCCTTCGGAAGATCGTCCCGCCAAATCGGGGATTGTGATAATGCCGGAGCGGATCAAGAAGAAGCCCATAGGACTTTCCACCCCCCGCAGCTCCTCCGAAGATCGCGATATCTGCCTGCGTGGACAAAAACTGCGTCTGCGGGCCCGGTTGGGGTTCGATTTTAATCGCTTCCATGCACCTGTTTTTTCATCTTCGGAATCGCGTGATAAATCCGCTTCTCCGCAATCTGCACATACTCCGCCTCGCGCTCAATCCCCACGAAGCGCATGCCCTCTTCGAGAGCGGCAACGCCTGTGGTTCCACTGCCAGTGAAGGGATCGAGGACCTGGCCGCCGGGAGGGGTGATCATCCGGATCAGGTAGCGCATGAGTTTGATGGGCTTAATTGTTGGATGTGTATTGCTGCTCGGAGATGCGCCTACGCTTCTTATCTCGAACTGCCCGGCGAGAAGAGCATGGTTTGCATTCGAAACATAATCCGTCTGGACGTTCGTAGTATTCGCGAACGTGTCTGAACACCTTGCAAGTTCCGCAAGGCTTCCACCACTCACCGTCAACAAGTTTGCATCCTGAATGCTCGCGCTTGTGTTCAAGCGCGCTAACCAGCTCAAGGTTTTCGATCTGATTGTCGAGCTTAATTTCGTTTTTGTGGTGGATCTGGTGCTTCGATGGGATTGGGCCGAAGTGTCGCTCCCAAACAACGTCATGTTCCATTCGGTAACGGAGCTGCTCATTGTCCCAGATACGCCTATAACCCTTGGAGGTGAGCTGGCCGTATCCACCAGGAGCTGAGCTTTTAGGTCCGCACTTTCCCATGGCCCAAGGCTTACTTGAATTGCCTCGGTACCGTCAAGCCCCTCGCATCCCGCGTTGCGTTCGCGCTTGCTGGGCTTTGCGCAGTAGAAAAAGCGGGAAGCACCGCCGAAATCATTCCTGACAACTTGAGGACCTCCTCCCGGAGCGAGCGCAACGTTTGTTGTTTTGGTTGATTTCTGTTTTGGATTTCCGCCTCGCGCATGCGAAAGACCACTCTGCCGATCCATCTCGGCAATCGCGCATTCGATGTCGCATTGACCGTCGGTGCAGTAAGGCGTGTGGGATAGGACGAGATTCGCGGGGAATCGGCCTTGATTCGGATTAATGGGAAGACCTTTATAATGCTCTTTTGTCCATTTATCTTGTGCATAAGTGCTCCTTGATTTAGAGCTTCCGATAAATCTATTTGGATCTCCTTCTTTTGAAGTTCCAACCCGGCACCCATCCACATTGATCGCGCCCGTTCCCCACCGCTGCACATTCGCGGCAACGGTTTTCTCGGAGCAGGGCTTTCGAACTAAGATCCAGTGCTCGGATGCGGGCTTGAGACCGCCGTTATACCATCCGTTCGCTTGGGGTTTTCCACAGACTTGACATGCCCTCAGGAACTGACTAGATCCTTCGGATGCCGAAAGAAATGCGTCCGTGTGATCATTGCGGGAAGCCCGTTTATCGCTATCCGAGCGAGTGGTTCTTGTCTGTCTCCTGCTCAGCTCCTTGTCGTTTTGCTTTGATGGCGAGACGCAATCGGGGGGAGAACAATCCAGATTGGAAGGGCGGCCGATATCTTGAGCCCGAGAAGGGATACGTTCTGATTCGCAATCCAGCGCACCACCGCGCTCGACAAAATGGCTACGTTCTTGAGCACATTGTGGTGATGGAGAAGGTCCTTGGGCGCAGACTGAATCCGGGCGAAGTGGTTCACCATAAGAATCACCAGACGGCAGACAATCGTCCCGAGAACCTAGAACTCCATGCTTCGAATGGAGAGCATCTTCGAGAAGAAGGGCACCATCGAAAGAAACAGGATCCGTGTCGATGCGGCCGTGAGGCAATAGCTCGTGGCTATTGTGATCGATGCTATGCGTACTGGCGCCGCACTGGCAAAACTCGCCCGACTTCGCCCGATTTAAGGCGCTCGACTTAGGGAAGCCTGACCCAAAGAGGTGAGTCACAATATCCCGAACCTCAAACCCCGCATCCTCAAGCGCGGTCGCCGTCCAGTGACTCGTTCGGGGAAGCGCCCAGACCAGGCCATGCGCACCGGGCTTCAGGACACGAAGGCATTCGCTCATCACCTCGCGCATCCAAGCGATCCACTGATCGCGTCCGCCCTTGTCGCCGTCCCAGTCCTTGCCCATGAACGAGATGCCCGCAGGCGGATCGGTTGCGAGCGCGTCGATCGAATCGGGCGCAAGCTTCCTCAGTTCGGTCAGGCAATCGCCGTGGAGGATTTCAGTCACGTTTCGCCTCGCTCCCATTCGCAGGGACCGTCACCACCACTTGAATGGCGCCGCCATCTTTTCCGGTTAGCTCCACCTTGTCCGTAAAAAGTTTCAGATGCCTTCCCAGAAGCTCAAGCGCGCGCGGCTTGTCCCAGAACTTCACTTTCTTGGTGAGGCCGATCGCATGTTTTTGATCGCCCTGTCCGTCAAAGATCTCGCTCACCTCAAGGCCAGCGATGGCACGCCGAACATCCTCGGGGATATCCTTCAGCGGCTTCAGCTGTCCCATCTCATCGAAGGCTTCCGAAACATCAACGGTCGCGATCCGAAGGAGTTCATGGAGAACGCGGTCGGCGGTAATCGCGGTCCGCTTAGATCGTTGATCCAGAAGCTCCTGAAGCCTCTCCGTAATGTTCGGTCTTGTTAGGATCTCGGAAGCCTGACTCCTGGCGCTTTTCTCGCTGTAGCCCGCGCGGATCGCAGCTTGGCTCGCATTGAGGTCGATGATGTATTCCTGGCAGAACCGCTCCTGTTGCGGAGTCAGCTTGCCCTCTCGTTTAGCCATGAATCCATGGTAATTCCTGCCGGAACTTTTTGCCAGCGACAAATTGTCGTTTGCAGATGCGAGCGCCGATTTGGCGTTTGCAGGCTAGATTTCTTGCTCGCCTAGTCTCAAAATATCAGCCGAAATTGATCGCGGAGTATAATCGCACGAGCGTTGAGGCTTTGTTCTCGCGGACTCGGCGGCAAGATCTCGTGCTTTCACGAATCCGGCTTTAAATGCATCGGTATGATAGCACCCGCCAGCGCAGGGGCATTTATCGCTGTATTCCCGAGCCAGCTTCTCGATGAGATTCATTTTGTTCTTCCTTTACGATCTTGTAACCACAAATCCGAAGCGCGGACCAAACAAGCGCGATCGTAGCGATTATGATCTTCAGTTCATAGAGGTATTCGCCAAATAAGGTCACCCCCGCCCCCGAATCATCCGCTTCTCGCTCCCGCGCTTCACAATCGCCTTCACGTACCCGAGCGCCGATCGCTGGTAGCTCGTGAATTTCTCGATCCGCTTGGCCAGCTCGCCGAGTGCTTTGAGGCTCTCATGCTTCATGTCGCCCTCAAAGGCGAGCCGATTTTCAAGCGCAGACTGGATCTCTTCGCTCAGATTTTCTACGGACCGGATCAGCGGTTTAAGCCTTGGATCTTCTTCGTGTGTATCCGCCTGATCAAGAACGACCGCCTTCGCTCCCCGGCGTTTCGCAGCGTCAACAACCGACCGAAGCTCTTTTACATCTTTCTTCCGAGCCAAAGGGAGAAGAAGGTCTTGGTCATGGGCCGGTAGTGTCACAAGCAAGTCCACCTTGGACGGCGAAAGATCGCCCTTTTCACGCGCTGCTTTGACCTTGTCCGAAGCTTTGGACGCCCGAGAGACCGCACGCTCGACGGTTCGTTTCGTGATCCCAAGTTTCCTTGCCGCATCATGGGTGAACGCCTGAGCGGGCTTTGCTTTGCCTCGTGCTTTCGCGTGCTTCGCATGCGCGCCGGCTGATCCCTGTTTGGTCTCCGGGTGCAGCTCCTCGTAGATCTGCTTCCGGCGGTAAATCGCCTCATCGAGTTCCGCGCCGGTCAGCTGTTGGCGCATGATGTTCTCGTCGATCTTGATCAGCTCGCTTTGGAGCTCGTTCAGGTCGGTCACGTAGACCAAGGCTTTGACTTCCTTGTCCGGGGTGATCTCGTCTTGGATGTGAGTGAGCGCGGCGAAGCGGCGGCGTCCGGCAATGACCCGGTACTCGCTTCCCTGCTTTTGAACCGTGATGGGGTTGATCTGGCCGGCAATCAGGATGCTCTGGGCGAGCGACTCGATGTCCATTTTGAGGCGATGCTTTTGATCCTCCACGATGAGCTTCCAGATCGGGACGGACTCAATTTTTCCGGTCATCTTCGGGTTTCCTCCAGATTCGCTGGGTCGGTTCTATAACCCGGTTTGACGCGTGGCAATGGCAAAATTTGCGGGGTTTAGCTGGTGAGTCTAAGAAGAGGGGCGAGCGCTTTCGGCTCGATTTCCGCGTACTCGGCGATCATTTGGGATCGCGATTCGATGGTCCCTTGGAACTGGAAGCGGACGATGTGGCCATGGGCATTCGGGCGGCTGATCTCGAGGAGAACGAATACGTTTCCCTGCGCGTCCTCGCTGTCCTGAACCTGGGAGATGCCGGAGCCCCCGTCGCGAAACCTCAAGATGGCCTTCATGCTTTCAGTTGTAACCCCGGCGGATTCACCGTGTCTAGTAGATCCCCGCCCCATCCCCAAACCCCTGCGCCCGCGCCCAATGGGGAGGAAAAGCGGCGACTAAACAGGCATTTCAATTTGTCGGGGCGACTCTATGTATTCGAAAACTTTAGTGATGACGTGCTTTTCCCGTTTGTCCTTATGGGTCCAAAGGGTCTCCACGCGAAGCTGAACGTCCAGGAAATCTCCCGCATAGAAGGGTTGCTCTCTAGAACTAACCTTTTTTAGAAACTCTTCGTCCTCAATGGCCGCATAAAACCGGTTCTCCTTCTCTTTGAATCGCCATTTTAACGTGGGATCAAAACTAACCGTGCTTATAAGGAGTCTGGTGCGCCTTTCTTCTATTTCAATTTCTTCAGATCCGGATTGCCTAAAAAGATAGGAATTTACATCGTCCTTATTTACCGATCTGAGCGTTTGATTGTTTTTCTTTACATCAAATCGATCAATTCCGGCCTTAGTAATTGGCTCTATAATTTCAGATACAGATCTCCTGATTTCGGTGTCTTGATAAAGATTATAGATGGTCTGGGAAATGACGATCGCTTTGTCACCTGACTCGACTTGAACACTTCCGTCCTTTTGGGTGGTCACTTTTGTGACTTTTCCGCCTTTAAGCCATTCCAAAAAATCAAAGAGACTCGTCTTGCTGTCCTTGACGAAACCGATGATTTGTAAGACGCGATCGATATCCGTTATTCCCACACCCACAAACAACGTAAGGAGAGGGGAAAACCAACCTTGTACAATTTCTAGATCAACCGGAAAAGATCCCGCTCTAAATCCGCTGACTGTAATCTTAAGTTCGGCCTTGCCTTGGTTGATATTCTTATTTGCTGCGTGGAGAAGCTGACTCATTGCAGCCAGGGCTGGAACGATGACGTTGAGATCGATCGATCCATTTCGAAGCGAAGGCCCATCATAACTTAGGACAATCTGAGATCGACTCATTTCCTGGCTTTCTTGCTTGATTTCCGGCTTCTTTCGACGTGGTTTGGCCATCGATATATGAATCGGAATTCATCCATTATTACTTTATGCATTTTATATTCTCAATCCATTTGATTCTTAGTTACCCAATGCGCAGTCTCGATCGCCGCCTCAACTCCGGCCCAGATGTCCGATTCCCGGACCCCCGAATTCAGCGCATCCCGGATCAGGGCGTATAAAGTCAGTTCAAAGGCTCCCACGGTGAGTTTGAGTTCTTCCATGCCGGGTCATGGATGCAGGGCGCGTTCCAAATTCAAGAGCAGGACCGGGCCATGAGGGGTTCTGTAGCCGTAGCGCAAAGACCCTTCCGCCGCTGTCTACGGGTAGCGACTCTGTACCCGAATCCTGCTCCATTCCAAGCGGTCATACCTGTTTTCAGGTTTGACTGGGCCGAAACCCAGCCTACACATCCCGGCTTACCCGGGGACCTGCCGCTGGTTCTTTGCCAGGTTTCATCCCGGCAAATCCTGTTATGTTACACAAATTTGTGTCACTTGTTTGTGTTACACAAAACATTTTATGTAGTAGCCTTTCCCTTCAAAATCGCATCCTCACACTCCTCGCAGCGCCAAGCCTTCTCAGGGGTCCGCGCCGTGACGGGCTTCATGGGCTTTCCGCAGGTCGGGCAGTTCATCCTTCACCTCGTGCAATCCTTTGAGCCTCGGCCAGGGCATTTCCATACCAGCACTTTTCATCATGTGGTTTTCCTGAACGAACCGCTACCGAGCAAACCGAGCAGATGATGCCGTGATAAAATCCTGCCTCTTCCAGCTTCTGAACCATTTCAGCGAGCCTCAGCACGGTTTCCGCGAGCCAGGTTCCTTGGTTGGCGGCAAGCGAAAAGAACTCGGCGTCTTCTGGCTTTACCTTCCAGGCCAGCGCATCGCCATCATGGACGACGGACCTTTTGTCAGCGTGGTAGGTCTGGACTCTTACGTCGCCTTCATCCTGATTTGGATAAACGACCTCCATCAGGCCCGGAGTCGCCTTCCCCCGTGCCTTTCGGAACCCTTCCGCCTGGGCTCTGGCCTGTTCTAGGAATTGGGTGAGGGTCATTTCTCCTCCAACGTAATGGTCAAAACCCACTTTTTCTTCGGCTCTTTTTCTGATGGCGCCAAAATCTCTTTAACTGTATCTGGCGAAAGACCTAGGTCCTTGGTTATTTCAGCCAAAGCCCTGGGCGGTATTCTTCCCTCGCTGAGCCATCCATTCACCGCTTGCCTAGTCACTCCGTATTTCTCGGCAATCTCTGACCACGTCACTTTGCTTCCGATGGCCGCACGGAGTCGTTCGGAATCAATCTTTAATCGAACACTGGGTCTACTCATCCCTTGGACTCCTTTCCCGAATCAGCAGCGAGTTTCCGGATGCTTTGCTGCATCTTTTGAAGCTTGCGAAGTTCTGGATAAATTTCTTCCAAAGTAGAATCGCCTGAGTTGACCATGTCCAACGTTCCTTGAATCCAACTATCCAAGTGCAATGCGCACGCCTCGATTCCCCGCCGCCACCCCGCCGCATCCCCTTCGTCGCGGGCCTGGCGAAGTGCCTCGGCGATACAGTAAACTCTGTCAGCTATTCCTTGGCGGTCAGCGCCACACTCGAACAGCTGGGACACGACTTCATGTGCCCGCTTCTCAAATTCATCCATCGCTCGTCACCTGCGAGTCCTTCCAGCAATCCGGGTGATATTCTACGTGTTCTTTATCTCGACAATTTGGGCACGCGTCGTTTGTACAATGCGGGCACCGCTCTACCCAGTCGTAGATATCAAAGCCAGTAGTCTCTTCTTCGTTTCCGCAATGATCACATTGAATCGTTATTGTCGGCATTCTCTCTTCTCCATCACCCCGCCGGTCCGGCACCAAACGCACCGGAACACGAGGAGCCATTCATCCCAGGTCATGGGTCGCTTGCAGGTTTCGCAGGTCATGGGGCTTTTCTTTCAGCGCGTTTTACATCCAGCGCGAACCGCTCTTCCATCGTCATTCCGCCCAGCGCCTCGTCCATCTGAGCCTTCGCAATTCGATAGAATGGATGACGAGCGACATCTGGCCGGTCCCGCTCCAGGTTTTCAAAATTGATCCTCGCACATCCGAGGAGTTCTTCCTTTTGTTGCATCTCACTCACCCGCTGGCCCCAGGTCGAGATTTTCTCCTGGGCATCCCGCTTCACCTTCGCCAGCTCTTCTCGGGCTTCCCGGAGAAGATTTTCCAAGTCATTCGGATCTGGATGGGTCATGGCCCCTCCCAAAGACTTCGATCCATCGCGGACATTCCGCATTTCGAGCAAGTCACTGATCCCCACTCCGCCCTTCTGCCGTTCTTTTCGCTCAATGGCGCGGTCCAGAAATTGCCGTTTTCATCTTCGCCGCCGCAGATCTGTGGACCATCGCTATCGCACTGATGATCCTTCGGAGGGCCGCAGGTGATTATAGTCGTGTCGTCCATTTAAAACCCCCTCCAACGCGGCACGGCCTTTATCGCAATGACTCCTAAGATCGCGAAGAACAGAATCATCCCCGCAAACGGCGCTCCCAAGATCCAGAAAACCCAGGTCGGGATGGTGATGGTCATGGCTTCACTTCCCGGACATGAACAGTCTCACCAGTGCATCCACTATTTGGACAACACCAATCCCTCCCCGGGGGAAATTTAGTCACTCGCGCGGGACTGCATGTGTGAACATGAATCCACCACTCCCGCCGCTTCTTCGGGACCAGTCTGCGACATTGCTTGTGGTGCGCCAGGAAACGCACACGATCTTCATCGTCCTCAAACTGGATGAGTCCGTCGATATGAGAGTGAACAACGCCGGTCCTGCGATCCGAAGCGCATCCAAAACCGTCCACATCCCAACGCATGACAGGACCAAAAACAGCAATCCGATCTCCGGCCTCCAAAGGCCTCTTCTTCTCGGTCATGGCTCACGCTCCTGAATGCGAAGGAGGACTGCGACCATTCCGTTTGTGATCGCCGCGACTCCTAAAACGATTTCCCAGTTCAGCTGATTCCGGTTTGCGAAATGAACGCATCCAAAATATCCGACCGTCATACCTAGAACCGCCAACGAACTCCAAACTCCTGGTCTCTTCTTCTCGGTCATCGGGATTGCTCCGGCTTTCCGCCCTTGGTGACTTTGACAGAAAGCTCAGCTCTCCAGTCACCAACGGGAATCGCCGCGATGACATCTCTGTGACCCAGATAAATAAACTGATTCACGAAAGCGGTCATCAGTTCATTAAGGTCAGACAAATTTACATCCAACATAGGAAGCCTTGCGATCCTTTCCGCTTCCAGGTTCACAACGTTTTGTTCGGCATCTTCCATTCTCCCTCTCTCCTTTCCGCGCCTCGGGGGCGGGTTACTTCTTAATCGGTGTAAAGTTCATCGCCTGGCAGGATCGCTTGCATTTCCAAGCCGCCCAAACAAGCGCCCTAAGCTTGTTTTTGTGCCCATGAAACCAAAGGTTGCTCGGCGGAAACCTGAAGCGCCAATGAGTGATACGCTTACCTACGGGCACGTAGGGCTCAACCTCGACGGTCACGCCGCGCCCTGAATAGATTCTTGAATCCCAGTAACTAGCCATCTCTCACTCTCCTCCCGTTTCGGGAATTAGGGTCTTGTACAAAAAGAACCCGTTCTTGTTTTTCTTCCAGATATAGAGCTTGCCCGGCCCGTAGGCTTTCCACATGCGGACCGTCGTCGCCCATCGCTCCATTTCCTTGCCTTTGAATTCGACGTAAAAGATCTCGCCCGTCTTCAGATCCCGGCACTCCCAATCCGCGATGTAGAGATAGTTCCCCCGACTGAGCCGCATCTGCTTTTCAGTGCGCAGGATCTCGATCTCTTTCGCCCAGACCCGTGGCTGAAGCATCTCGTCGCAGAACTCGGACTCTTCTCCGGAGCGGTGATGATGATTCATCCGGCAAAGCGTACGCTTGAAGATCCCGCCGAAACGATCCGCTTCCCCTTTGCGAGATTCTTTCTTGAGTTTCCGCTCCATACGTTTTTGCTTCTTCTGCTCCTCCATGAGCTGCTGACGAGCTGGGGGGATCTTGGGGAAGAGGGTCACGGCATAATCTCCCTCTTTCCCGGTGTGGCTGGGCTAGGCATCATGGCGAATTCTCCGCAAACATCGGGAGCTGATTACTGTTCTGAAAGACTTCGATCATATCGACCGCTTTCTTCAGTCCCCGGAGAAATCCGCGAAGCTCTTGAAGCTCATCGTTCTGCTCCGGCGTCGGGGTTTGGTGTTGCTTCAATTCCAGTTTCAGCACCGCCCGATGAGTCCTTCGGTATTGGTAGGTCACCCGTTCTTTCAGCTGAGTGATGCTGTCGATTCGATGTCGGCTCATTTCTTTTTCCCCTCGATTTCACTTCTTTCCAGATCTCTCGGTATTTCTCTCTGCCCTGCACCGAGAGTGTCTGCATCAGCGCCACAACCTCTTGATCCCGCCCTTGCTCCAGCGCCGCCCTCACAAACTCTTCCATCGTCATCCATCCGCTTTTCTTCGGAGTTCGCTCTTTTTTTTCGTCCGAACTCATGGGGAATCAGTCGGTCTCCAATCGGTCTGATCCCATGCCCCTTTGCCAAGATTGCAGTCCTCGCAAAGAACCTGGAGATTTCCGAGTTCGAGGGCCATCTCAGGAAATTTGGAGCGCGGTTTGATGTGATCCACATGAAGTTTTTCTCCTGCTCCGCATGCCTGACATTTTCCACCCTGTTTCTTCAACGCCTGATAACGAAGTCTTCTCCAGTCTTCGGTTTGATAAAAATCGGATCTTCTATAAAGCCCCGCGCAGCTGCCCCTGCAAAATCCCTCGATGAAATGCTTTTTTTTTGTTTCCGCAGGACAGTTTTTCCACATTCCGCAGTGTTTACATTTAAATCTGAAATACTTTTTATTCTTTGTTGAAATCCAATTCGGATTCATCTTCTTTTCCTTGGGTTCAGATCTTTGCGAAGACACACGTTTCCTACTGGGGTCCGAAACGGTGCCTTCGCGTCGATTCCCTTCTTTTCCTTTGGGACGAGTCTTCGCTTTAGACACAGGGTTTCAGGTGAAAGACCAAAACCCATCAGAAGCAGACTTGGCGGGATCTTCACTCCCGACTCGCTGGCGCTCCGCTTCTCAGCGTCTCCGCTGGTTTCCTACGCCTGGGGCTATTGCGCTCACGTCCGTCGCCCCTACTGTCACGATTCAAGCCCCGTTGGTTTCTCTCCTGGCTTGAGCCGGATCTTTATGCTCGTCGATTCACCCCACTACCCCGGCCGCCCCAAAATCCTCGGCCCGTTGCTTATTTCTTCAGTAGAAATCTTTCGAACTCACCGTAGAGCCTCCCCGAACACTCCGGCTCCAGAG